GCCTCCCATGGAGTCCATCCTGGCTAAGATCTCCGCAATCTTGGCCTTTGCCATGTCGTTTTCGGTCTGAATCCGCTGCATTTCGGCCTGGATCCTGGCCTCAGACTCCTGGCGCTCCTTCTGGAGACGCTGAACGTCGAGTTGCAGCTTCTGATTCTCTAGCGCCAGTTCACTTTGGGTCTGCTGTGCGCGCTGTGCAGCGGCCTGCTGGGCAACCTGAGCCTGAGATTGAATCCTAGCGCTCTCCAATTGAGCCTTCGTCTGGTTCTTGACGATCTCAAGCTGGGCTTTCTGCTGCGATTCCTGCGCCTTCTGCTGCAACTCAGCCTGCTTGATCTGCAACTCAGCCTGCTGAAGCTGCATAACGGGGTCCTGAGCCTGCTGCTGGAACTGCTGTTGCTGCTGTTGAGCCTGCGCCTGCTGCAAGAGCATCTGCGAAGCATCGGCAATAGCCTTGGAGAGATTGGATTCAATATCCCCAGGCATGGGTTCTCCCGGCGCGGGAAGCGGGATACCCAGCTTCTGCTCGATCTGGGCGCGATATGCAAAGCCTACATGCTCTGCAATGTGCGCCATGAACGAAGCAAAGATAGCGTTTGCCTGAGGATTCTGTCCCAACTGCTGTTGGACGGAAGGATTCTGCACATACGCCATGTGCGCCTTGATGTGCGACTCGTGATCCTGCACCTGATAAGCCTTCGCAGGCTTCATGTTGGTGAGGTTCAGGTTCTCTGAGATTGGATCGAGGAGTGGGGCATCCATCTTCTCAGGGATAATCTTCTTCACATCCTTAACACCCAGGACTTCCAGCATCTTCCGATGCAACTCAGGCAGGTCGTAGAACTGCGGCGCTTGCGCGGCGAGTTGGATTGCAGCCTGATACTGCATCACCCGCTGCGACATCGTGGCCGCATTCGGATCAGAGACAGGGATCACATCGATACGGTCGTCAAAGTCAGACCGCTTATCCCCATTCATCTTCCCGAAGTCAATCTTGTAGCGGCTGGAACCGCTGTCACGGATAACCCGAACGAGAATAGCGAACTCGTCCTGGAGAGAAGCGTGAAGTCGAGCCTGAATGGCGCTCATGACCTTCAGCGCCCGCTCCATAATCGCCAGAGTTGTGCCTACTGGCGCTTGCGAATTGACATCCCCAATCTCAGCGTCCGCGATAGAAGCGAGTCTGCGGCCATCCTCCACCACGTTTCCGAGGAGTTGGAACAGTGTCTGCGATGGCTCTTTATAAGGAAGAGGGTAAAGCGACCTCGCAATGTCCCCGTTAGCGACATCAACGTCTCTCCATTCACCCGGTTGGATCGGAGAATCGTCTCCGGCAACCCGCATCCCCTTTGCCTTCAGCCCGCCAGGAAGATTCGAGAGAGTGCCGGAATCAATCAACTGGCGCAGAATGGCAGTCGAAGCCTTCGCATTAGCGCCGATCAGATGGATCAACCCGTAGCCGTACGCCCCAATCCCAGGGACATAGTTGTAGGAGGAGAACCAGATCAGCTTGTTCTTCTTGGGATCTTCTTCGTCCCAGTTCTTGTAGACAGAAAGGACCTTGCCGGAAGACTTGTCTACAGTGACGACATAAGGTAATGCAATGCCAGTAGGGCTACCATCATCGTCAGTATGCTCCAGGCCAGGAATATCGAGATCGATATGAGCCTCAAGAAGAGTAACGGATTCCTCGTCGCCCTGCTTGTACTCGTAGCTAACCTTGTCAATCTTGTCCTGAAGCTGAGAGTTGGATTCGTAGTCAGGCTGGATGTCAACATCGCGATAGAACCCAGTGTACTGTAGCTTCTTGACTTCGTTGATGTTCTTTGTAAGGACATGGATATACCTGCTGGCCGTCTTGAGAGACGTAGCGCCATACGGCATAATGAAGTCCTGCGCCGGAACATACTTTACCTCAGGCATGTCCGTCAGGGGATCGAAACAGATCTTCTTGAAAGCAGACCCACACAGCGCCAGACCGAAGAGCATGCGCTCGGTCTCTGGGCGGTAGTCCTTCAACTCCTGGGTCAGCAGATAGTTGAGATCCGTCTGGATGCGCAGCGCCTGATCTTCCTTCTCGTCAGTGACCTCGCCAATGATCTGAGTCTTTACCGGGCCAGATGCCGGGAAGATCTCCATGATGGCGTTGGACTGGAAGCGGACAGCCGCCTCCATGATCATGTTGTGGTACAGCCCACAAGCGCCAGCCCAAGGCTTGTTCCTGTCCTCGGTCTTTACCCCGAGGTAATCGAGGCCATCCTTATATGCACGCTCCCAGTCCTGCCGGGAGTTCAGGTCCTCTTGAAAGACATCCTGGATCTTGCGACCGATAGAGGCAAGCTCAGAGTCGTCGATATGCTCTGCGAGGTTCGCGGAGTGGGGGAGGTCGCCCAGTGACTCTCCCCCTTCCTCCGGCGGTCCGAATTCGATGATCATGCCACCGTCTTCGGTTTCGATAGACACAGCCTCTGGATTTAGAACACCGATTTCAATCTCGGCGCTCTCTTCAACTTCAGGACCGAAGTCCATTTCATCAAGAGGCTTGTCAATCATTTCGGTTACTCTTCTTCTTTAGGGGCGGTGGCGACAGCGTCAGCCTGAAGCATGACCTGCCAAGTGTTCGGGTTATTTTCGATGGTAACCCGAATCAGGCCCACGTTATGACCAGTGGAGCCATTGTTGTACGTCAGGCAATACTGACGGGCTTCACCATCGCTGGGTTCAGGAAACGGGCCGCTCCACTCGGGAATGTAGATGGCAGCAACACCATTGCCAATGTTGGCAGCATTCAGTTGAGCGACAGTCTCATCGACTTGCGCCATGGTAGTCAGTTGGTTCGGATTGAACATGGTCAGTAGTAGTCTGCTTTCTTTCTCGAAATAGGCTCTTCATCTTCATCAGACTGCGTTGAGATAAAACCGCCCTGTCTAAATCTCAACAGAGCCTGAGTAGAACTGTCAACAAGATCATCGTGGTCAGAGTTTGGAAAAGAAGCAAACTGCTCGATAACCTCTTCCGCCCATCGCAACGGAGGAGCATAGACAAAGCCAGAAGCAAATATGTCGCTTACGGCATTAACACGAGCAATCTTGTCATTCCCTCGTGATGGAGTGTAATCCTGTATCGGTATGCCCATGCGGCGCATTTCAAAGACAAGGGGAGCGCCAGCAGCTTTTGCTTCGATGATGCAAGAGTCTGGCTTCCAATACCTGTACTCCTCCAGTGCCTTCTGCTTCAACTCTGGGAACTCTAGCTTGTCCTGGAATGCGTTCAGCAGGATGATGTTCGTCCGCTTCTTCCCGTCAGAGTCGCTGTCGTAGAAGACGCCCCAGGTCGTGCAGGCAGAGTAGTCCGAGCGGGTTCCCTTGGTCAGCGCCGTGTCCCAGCTTTGGATGATGTATTCGCAGTTTGGCGGGTCGTCCCTGTCCCAGATCTTCCACCAGTCCCTCTTTATAAGCGCACCTTCTTCTGAGGTGGGATTCTGCTGGTACTGGGCAGACCACTTTGAAACAGGAAGTTCGGCACGGATCTTGGAGAGTTCGTCCAGAGACCAGAATTCAGGCCAGAGCGGCTGGCCGGAGGGCATGATGGCCGGGAACTCGATGACTTCCCACTCGTCCACGCCATCTCTCTGCGCTGCTGCTTTCAATATTTGCCCACAGAGATCACGCTTGCTCCAGCGCGTCATGACGACCACGATGGCACCTCCAGGCTGAAGACGCTGCCTGGGGCCTGATGTGTACCACTCATACACACCATCGTAGATTGCTGGATTTGTTGCAGCCAGAGTAGCTTCCTGTTCGGAGTTGTGGGTAACGACATACCCCCTGCCAGCCAGGAAGAGTCCATCTGGCCTATTCACGGTGATGCACTGAACGTCTCCCCGCAGGTCGGTCTTCTCGATCTTATAGGACCTCTGCCTCTTGTCGGTTGGAGTCCTGGTTCTCTCTCTCTTTCGCGGGAGCCTACAGCACCCGAACAACTTGAAGTTGACCCTATAGACAGTGGACTCGCTATACCCCTTGGCTTCGTATTGCTTGACCGACGCCTTGACCCCAAGGCTATGCACGAGTTCCCTCAGGCCAGAAGAGAGGAGGCGGTTCGTGTTGTTGAAGGAACACTGCCCGTCGATGGTCACATTGCCATCAGAATCCATCAACCCCTGAATCAAGGAGAGGCGCTGCTCAACGGAAGATGTGAAATATTCCTCTGGGATGTGCTTGTTGTTGAGAACCCCGATGTCCCTCAACTTCACCATCAGCTTTAGAGCGCCAAAGGAGTACGGGTCAGCGTGATCTGTAGTCTCATACCCCGCAAGTTCAAACTGAGAACGGATGAACTGAATATCGATGGTGTCGGCGCTTATCCTGCCCAAACTGGAAGTGCCGTTGCCAAGCCAGTAGCCGAGGACGTATGGGTCAATCGGCAGGTCCTTGTGCGGGTATTGAACCTCGTGGTGCCGAGGAAGGCATGGCCTGTTTGGCTTCGACCATTCCGCAAGCTCCCTGGCTGTCGCGTTCTTGACCTTGGCCTTCTTGATATTCGTGTCGGACATGTAGGGCCAGAGATGCCCGCCATCACACATGATGGATTCCCCATCATCCGTCGTCAGGCGATAGAGTTCCCTGTCCTTCCAGACCTCAGACTTCGCCAGCACCTCAACCGGAAGACCGTCAGGGCCGTACACAAAGTCGCCAACACGAAGCTCCTCGACAGTCTTGAAGCCATTTGGTGTTGGTATGCATTCAGTGGTAAGGAGTGCATGAGGGTCATCAATAATTAAAAGGTCACTCCCTTTACCACTTACAGATCCCCCGACGCCAATGGCAAAGTACTCACCCTGCTTACTGGTGTTCCACCTTCCTGCTGCTTTGGAATCTGATGACAAGGCGACTCCAGGGAATACTGTTTGGTAATGACTGCTACCCACTAGATTCCTGACCTTTCTACCGAACCCAACGGCCAATTCGGCTGTGTGAGAGGTTTGGATGATCTTTCGATCAGGATACTTCCCCAAGTACCATGCAGGCAAAAGATATGAACTGAATTCGCTTTTTGAGTGACGAGGCGCCATGTTGATGATGAGACGCTTACATTTGCCTTCAGCCACCCTCTCGAATGCGTCTGCCATGATCGCATGGTGCCGACCAGGAATGAACGCAGGCCACATCTCCTTGACGAAGTCTATGAACTTGGTCTGGCACGCCTGGACCTTCAACTGCTTCTCATACGCTTCCAGCAGGCTCATCAACTCCACCTGCTCGTGGTACGGCAGCTTCTTCGCGTTCTGGATGATGGTGTCGATCTGCTGCGGAGTGTACTTCCCCGCAAGGACATTCCTTATATTCACACCACCATCATCTCCCACCCAGTGCCACAACGGTAGAATCTATACGAGGGGAAAAGGCTGAATGGAAACTTCTTGGATCTCCATTGGGATCACCGCTTTGGTTCTGATCGTGCAACTCACGAACAGATACAACAAAGACGGAGCGGCTTCCGAGATCAACATCCGAAGCCTTGAGAATTCAATCACCCAAGAGATGGCGAAGATCCAGGTCCAGATCGCCAAGCTACCCGACGACCTGATGACAAGAGTCGGGCAGATCTACGTTACCAGCGACAGGTACATCGCTGAACTCGAAGGCATTCGCGCTAGGCTCCGCAACGTAGAGCAGTCGATCAACAATCAAT